TTGCGATGTAGACCATAAGCATATATTTTGGGGAAAAGATGAAAAGAAAGATGAAAAAGAAACTTACATACAACCAGTTAGCAGACTATATCCAACAGTTAGAGCTGCAAGTAGATAACCAACAGAGAGCTATTTACGATGTATCTGCACTATTACAAGAGTATGTAACAATGCGTAAGGATGTAGGTAAATTGCAGAAACACCTGCAAAAGCGTTTAGGATCTGCTTCCCAGATTCCGACTCGCTGGTCGGTATTTCTTAAGTACTGTAAAAACAGCTACTTAGAGCTGAAAAAAAAACTTGCATCATATCTATAAGACCTAGTAAACTACTACTAGTAACTATGCTTAATATAAAGGAGGTTGCATGAGGGTTTATAACTTAACTATTGTTTTTGATGACAACACAGAAGAGATAGAGTATATCGAAGAGAGTGTTGATGAAGTTCAAAAGGAGGTTGATTACTTTCAAGCTATAGCAGATGACAAATATGAAATGTCAACAACTTTAGATATATTAAGAAAGGTTAAAGATAAGGCTAAAGCATAAAGAACTCTATCTCGACTCGCCTTCGGCAAGCCGAGTAATTAATTTTAATCAACAGTTATTACCTCGACTGTTAAGCGAGTCACGAAGTGAGGAGTAAGGAGAGGTTATAACGAGGGGATATGAGAGAGTACAAAGTTAACGGACAGTTACATACTGTCTATGATGAAATCGATGAGGTACCTAGCAATGTGTCATTCTTAGATGATTGGCGCAAAGCAGCGATAGGTGATTGGGTGATTGCTGATGATGGAAGCGTTATCCAGATCCTACGCAAAGGGAAGATGCTTACTAGGAACAAGGTCAAAGAGTACGTGGGTACTTGCACTGGGTCATTCCCTGTGCTTGGAAGCGTTAAAATGGATACTTCACGGAGGGACAATATATATTCCTTCGGTGGACGTAGAGCCAAGGACGCTCTTTTGGACCGGACCACAAACAGTAAGCATGAAACCCTTTTTATACAATACTTGGTTTCGGGAATGTCATTACAAGATTCGTACATGAAGGCATTTCCTACAAATCAGGCTTGGTATGCTAGGGAAAAAGCAACAGCCCTTATGAGGCTGGAGAGGATAACAAAACAAGTGAAAGAAGAATTAAAACCAGTATTAGAAAAACTAGGTATAGACAATGAGACTGTTCTCAAGGATATCCATAACGTATCTAAAACAGCTGAGAAAGAAGATGTGCGCTTAAGGGCGCTTTTTAAATTAAGTGATATATTAGACCTTGAAGATAAAACTTCAACTAAGGTAACCCAGGTTACAGGAGCATTATTTCAAGGATTCCAACCAGATGCCTTAGAAGAAGTAGAAAGGCCAAGGGAGATAGAAGATGGCAACCCCGACTAAAGAATTTATGGACCACTTAAGGGAGAGAGAAGGTTATAAGTCTGAGGTGTACTTAGATACTTCCAATAGACCCACTGTAGGTGTAGGACATCTTTTAACAGCTGAGGAGATAAAAAAGTATCCTGTAGGTACTACTATAGATAAGGAGCAGCTAGCTCTATGGTTGGAAATGGACTCTAGCGTGGCATATAATGCTGGATTAGCTCAAGCAAAGGAAGCTGGCATTTCAGACCAGGGTATGATTGAAGCCTTAGCATCTGTAAACTATCAGCTAGGAAGATCCTGGGGCACAAAGAAGACTAAGTTCCCCAAGGCATGGAAAGCCATTAAGGATGGGGACTATATAGAGGCTGTGAAGCAAATAAAGGAGAATAGCTCTGGTGGAAAAAGTGATTGGTATGATGAAACACCTACTAGGGTAGAAGATTTTGCAAAGGCATTAAATGCTTATGGTAAGAAAGTTAAACCACAAGATTATGCACTACAACAAATGATAAATGAAGACAACACCTTTGCATAATGGAAAAAATTGATGCTAATGCTTTTGCTATGATGCAGCATGCTACAGCTGATAAGACTGCAGTATCGCTAAATGGTAGTAAGTCAAGATTGAAGAGTGAGGATTTACACAACACCTTGATGGCTGCTGGCTTTACCCCTGTTCTAGGGAATCTGGCAGATGCTGCAGATGCGTTATTATATGCTGCAGAAGGGGAGTTTGGCAATGCAGCTTTATCTCTTACAGCTATGATCCCATTTATTGGGCAGGCAGTTTCAGCAAAGAGAGCTATAAAGGCAGCAAAAAAAGCCGGTGATGAGATAGTTGCTATATATAGGGGTACCAATTGGCATCCGGCAAGAAAGAAGGTAGGTGAATCGGTATTGGACACAGGGGAAGCGATGGTTAAGGATGGAAAATTTGTTGGAGGTAAGTACTCACGCTTTAATCCTGGTACATCTAGATATGATCTTCCAGAAGGAACTATATGGGGGAGTAAGAGCAAAAAAGAGGCTATGGAGTGGGGAGCGTCCCAAGTGGACGACATTAGTGATAACTCTAATTATATTCTAAAGTTTGAGATACCTCAGTCAGAATTATCTCGACTTAAGCCAGTGTTTGATAGGGGCAGTACAAACATTGGTATACCTGGTGGGCTAGATAAAAAGTGGCTTACCAAAGCTGAAAAGGTTACTGAGGATATGTATATGGATTTAAAGTATGGCAAACATTAATACTAGAAATGTATCACAAGCAGAAGAAGAACTCAAACTTGCAAGGGAGGACATTATAGCCTATGGTAAGTTATTTCTTCCAGATGATTTTATGCGCTCTGAAACGCCTTTCTTTCATTATCAGGTGGCAGATGTCGTTAATGACCTTTCAGTTAGACAACTTGCGGTCATACTACCCCGTGGCCATGGCAAGACTGTACTCACTAAGTGTAGCATACTGCATGATTTTTGCTTTACTACAGAACCACTATTTTATGGTTGGGTCGCTGCATCTAGCAAGATTAGTGTTCCTAACTTAGACTATATAAAATATCACTTGGAATATAACGAAAAGTTGCGGTATTATTTCGGTGATTTAAAAGGGAGAAAATGGACAGAAGATGATATTGAACTTAAAAATGGTACCAAGCTTATTAGTAAGTCGAACTTGTCAGGGATACGAGGTGGCGCTAAACTACACAAGAGATACGATCTCATTGTGCTGGACGATTTTGAGGATGAGAATAATACCGTTACGCCTGAGTCTAGAGCTAAAATCTCGAACCTTGTTACGGCTGTTGTGTTTCCTGCTCTTGAACCTGGCACTGGTCGCCTTAGGATTAATGGTACTCCCGTTCACTTTGATAGCTTCATTAATAACATCCTGGTTAACCATGATAGGGCGAAATCTGAAGGCTCGGATTTCAGCTGGAAAGTGATTACACATAAAGCTATACAATCTGATGGACAACCTATATGGCCTGATTGGTTTGGCCATAAGGAGATGGAGAGAAAGAAGAAATTTTATACTGACTCTGGACAACCGCAGAAGTTCTATCAAGAGTATATGATGGAAGTTCAAAGTACTGAGGATGCAATCTTCACCAGAGATCATATTAAGTACTGGGAGGGAGATTTTATACATGAAAATGAAACAGGGATATCTTATATACATACAACAGATGGTGACGTTAAGCCAGTCAATATTTTTACGGGTGTTGACCCCGCTACTGATTCTGCTCGTAGGGATAGTGACTTCAGCGTTCTACTTACTATTGGTGTGTGCCCTGATAATAATATATATGTGCTTAACTATGTACGCAAGCGCAGCTTGCCTGTTCTCGGGATACCAGGAGATCATAAAAAAGGAATCGTTGATCACATCTTTGAGCTTAATAACATCTATCACCCTTCCCTTTTTACAATCGAAGAGACTACGATGTCTAGGCCGATTTTTCAAGCGCTTATGGCAGAAATGCGTAGGCGTAACGATTTCACGGTTAAGTACGCTGCTGAAAAACCAGGTAATAGAATGTCGAAGCGTGACAGGATACAAGAAATACTTGCGCAAAGATTTTCAGTGGGTGCGGTACACCTTAAGAAAGATATGTTTGACCTTCAAAGAGAAATTATAACTTTTGGTCCTAGAATGGGCCATGATGATACTATTGACGCTTTAGCTTATGCATGTAAGTATGGCTATCCTTCTAAGGATCTTAGTCAAGATAAGAAGGGTAACTATTATAAGAAGAAACCACAAGCTAAGAATTGGGTCACAGCATAAGGAATAAAAAATGGCAAAGAATAAAAAAGCAGATCAAGTAAGACAGTTATACAATATGTGTAGCAATACCACTAGAACTCAGTGGCAAAAGATTAACCAGATGGGTTATGAGTTTGCTCATGATGATCAAATTAGCCAGGCTGATAAAGCAAGCTTAGAAGAACAGGGTATGCCTACATTTACTATTAATAGGATACTGCCTGTAGTAGAGATGTTAAACTTCTATGCTACAGCCAATAACCCTAGATGGCAAGCTATAGGGGTAGAGGGAAGTGATTCTGCTGTTGCTGCTGTATATTCTGATCTATCTGACTATGTATGGCATAACTCAAATGGCGCTACTTTATATGCTAATGCTATTAATGACTGTATCACAAAGTCTATAGGTTATCTGTTAATATCAGTTAATCAAGATGCAGACAATGGCCTTGGAGAGGTTGTAGTTCAACAGCCTGAACCATTTGACATATTTATAGATCCTAAGAGTAGAGATATGCTATTTAGAGATGCTGCTTATATAATGGTAAGAAAGGTCCTACCTAAAAACCATCTTATCAAACTATTTCCTGATGCAAAAAGAAAGATAGCAAATGCTAGTAGCGATGACCAGTGGAGTAGAACATATTCACAGAGGCCTACCAATGATGCAAGCCAAAAGCTATTCACCTATAATGATGACACAGATGGGGATGATGCTCTTACTGCTATAGGAGAGCAGGATGAGCTTATAGAGTTTTTTGAAGTGTATGAAAAGATTAAGATGCCATATATGAGTGTCTTCTATAGAATACCACCAAACCCTCAGCAACTTGAACAAATCAAGAAGCAGGTAGAAGTAAAGATGAAAGAAATGGCTGCTGAGATGCAAGTGGAATTGTTAGAGCAAGAAAAGAAGATGCAGGAAGCTGTACAAAAGGGTGAGATGATACCAGAGAGGTATGAACTTGAAATGAAGAAGGCTCAGGAAATGATGCAGCAGCAGTTACAATCTGCAGAGCAAGAATACATGAGTGAGTTACAATCTGAAGCTTCCAAGATCGAGAATAAAATAGTTACAGAGAAAGAATATAAGATACTTATAAAAGATCCTCAGATACAGAAGAATATAGTAGATGCTGTTAGGTTCTTTAATGATAGAATAAAGCAGACTTGCGTTGCAGGCGATAAGCTATTGTATGAAAAGGTATTGCCAGATACTATAAAAGACTATCCACTTATTCCATTTCACTATAAATGGACAGGCACTCCTTATCCAATGTCAGCTGTATCGCCACTTATTGGAAAGCAGAGAGAGATAAACAAATCCCATCAGATCATGGTACATAATGCTTCATTAGGATCAAGTTTAAGGTGGATGTATGAGGAAGGATCAATAGATGCAGAGGTCTGGGAGAAATACTCCTCGAGCCCAGGTGCTTTGCTGCCTGTAAGGCCTGGAGTAGAGCCGCCTACATCTGTTATACCAGCACCATTATCAAATGCTTTCTTCCA